GGGGGGCCACTGTGCACGCCGTACCGTATGAACTTGCCTTGTCCGTCTGGGTGCCGTCCGGCGCTGCCCGTTCGTGGCTTCCCTGCCCCATGCTGGCCGGGCAAATGACTGACGAACTGATCCAGTCATGCGGAGAGTTGAAGTCGGTCTTCCGGGCACACGGGAAGCTCATTGCCCGGCTTCTGTCGGCTCCGTCAGCGCCCAGGTATGACGGCTTCAGGATCGTTGGCAGGCGCAAGGACACGGGCCTTCTAGTCGCTGCCGTCGAGTGGGTACGGAGTCGGGAGACGAAGGAACTTGTGCCGTTCCCGGTCGTGTGGACGGCGTGCAAGTACGTGCACCCGGAAGATCAACTTTCTGTTGCATAGCCGTTACGGAAGATCGCATTCCGAACGCGTGCCCCATGCAAGCATTGAGGGGCAAGACGTTGAATCACGAACAAGATCAACTCGGGGTCACAGTGCGTAACAAGATCATCTTTCCTGCCTCAATCGTCGCTTCGGTCGCTACGGCGTTCGGCCTGGGCGTGCTCAGCGTGAACAACCCGAACGCCCCTGCCGGAGCTACGCCGTTGCCCGTGCCGACGGAGACTGTGACGGCAGCGCCCGACGTTGCCGCCGACGACGACGCCCAGGACGTTGCCGACGACGTTGCCGTGAAGACCGCTCAGGCGCCCAGCTCGACGCCGACGAAGGCGAAGCACGCGAAGCCGCTGACGGCCCCGGAGAAGGCCACTCAGAAGGCCACGGAGCCGAAGCACGCGAAGCCGACGAAGGCCGGTGCCGCCGGACCCTTCAAGGACGCCCAGGACGACGGCAAGCACCTTGACGACGTCATGAAGTCGGTACTGCCCGGGGTCAGCGTCGGCGTGCACGTGCCCGACGAACTGTTGCCGTTCCCGGGGCCCGGGTACACGGGTGAGCCGACGGCGCCCATGTCCATAGACACCCAGGAAGACGCCGACAACCTGTCATTGGCGTACAACCCTGCCGACGTCGTGTCGGGCCCGAACGTGGTCACGGACCCTGACAAGCCCTGGTTTCACTTCCCGACGTCGCCCGTGACCGAAGCGCCCGTGTCCTCAACTCCCGTTCCCAGCGCGCCCGTTGAGACGACGGAGCCGGTACGGAACACGGGCATGGTCACCGGCACGCGCCCCCGGTTCTTCTAGCCGACTGACGGCAAGTCACCGACTCCCTTACTGGCCTTCAGAAGAGATCACAACTCACTGAAGGAGTACGGGAGTTGGACACGAAGGCCATTGTCAGAACACGTCGGGTGCTGACCGGCGGGCGTTGGTTCCTGATCCTGGGGCTTGTCTTTTACAGCCTCATGACGACGACGCCCTTCGTCAGCGCGCATAGCCACTGGGCATGGTCCGGCTGGGTCCTGGGCCTGATCGTTGACGCTGCCTTCATCATGGCGCTATCGGCTGAGTCGACGTTGGCGAAGTACGGCGTCACGAAGCTGGGCGGGTGGCCGGTCGCCTTCCGATGGATCACGGGTCTCAGCTCCGTGTTCCTGAACGTGTGGCTGAACGTCTCGGCTCATGACTGGGTCGGCGTGGCTGTGCACCTGATCGCACCCGCGCTTGTGATGTTGCTTGCCGAAGTCGGGCCCGTGTACATGGCCGCTCTTGCCGACGCTGAGCGGGAAGCCCTGAGCGCCCCTGTACGGGCCCCGGAGCCGGTCAAGGTCGAGCCGGAGCCTGAGCGCCTGCCGGAGCCGGAGACGGCGCCTGAGCCGGTACAGGAAGAGCTTCCGGCGGAGCCTGAGCCGGAGCCGGTCAACGACCATGGCGCGCGCCTGCCGAACGCTGAGGCGAACAAGATCATTGAAGAAGGTTGGCGGCACAAGCTGAACCCGGTTGAGGTCGCTGCCGCTGCCGGTCGGCACCCTGCCACTGTGCGCCGGAAGTTCGCCCAGCTCGACGCCGAACTGACCGTGTGACCCTGAGCCCCGTACTGACTGCCTTCGGGTGGCCGGTACGGGGCTTTCTGTCGTTGCGCGCCGGTAGCCTGCCGACATGCGAATTGCCTGGGTGATCGAAGAGCACGGCGGGAACGAAGCCGACGTGCCGACGGCGGATAGTGCCGCTGAGAAGTTGGCCGAAGCCGTACGGACGGCGTACAGCGACGAAGACACGACGACGCTTGCTCACATCATGCTCAACGTCGTCGCGCCGCTGAGAATGCAACTTGTGACCGACGGCAGGTTTGAAGTCGAACACGGGCGCACCTGGGAAGCCCGGAACGGCTCAATCCTCGTGACCCTCTCCCCCAACTGAGTGAAGGTCGCTACCGTTGCCCCATGACCGCTACACGGACCGTCCCAGTGATCGAAGGCCCGTTGTCGGCAAGCCGGTTCGGCTCCGTCGGCTTCAGGCTCAACGACCCCCAGGCCCCTGCCATGTGCCGGGAAGCCTTGTTGGAAATGCTCGACCGCTTCAGGCTGACAAAGATCAGGGGCGGCTTCGGTGAGCTTCTGATTGATGATCTCCCCGTGATCCTGACGGAGCTTGTGACCAACGCCCAGCGATACGGGGGCGACGCATTCCCCGCCGGGTCGTTCACGCTCTTTCACCCGGGCAAGTGGCTTCACCTGACTGTGCACGACAAGAACCCGTACATGCCGTGGCAGGAAGCCCGCTGTGCGCTCCGCAGTGACACGCCCTGGGCCGATGAGTCCGGCCGTGGCCTTCGGGTCGTTCAGCGGCTTGCTGAGGGGCATTTGGGGCGCCTTGAGTATCACAGCGACCGTGACCCTGAGACGCCGGGCAAGGTCGCGCACGTGTCCATGTTGCTGCCGAACCTGATTTGGGATCACACCTACCGGGACCCGTGGACCGGCAAAGAACGGATGCCGTGAAGCCGACGACGGCACAGAGAAGCCCCGGACGTTCCTACACGGAGCGTGCCGGGGCTTTTCGCATTCGGACCATGAGCGCGCCGGATTGGTATTCCCATTCGCGGCCTTCGCTGAGCGCCTGGGCGCCATGCGTCGTGATCTCTCGCCACAAGGGCGCACCAATGCGCGTCATCACTTCGGCAATGGCGTCAATGGGGTACGTGCTGCACAGCGCGCCGACGACGCCCAGGACGACCGAAGCGGCTGTGTCGGCACACGCGACCGTGCGCGCCCCCGTGACGTCCGTGATCATGTACTCAAGCTCAACCATGTGCGGCATAGTCCCAGGTCAGAAGGGGTTCCGCATAGTAGGCCCCCAACTGGGGTAACCTTTGAGTTCACCCACTTAGGGGCGTACAGTCAGCCCCATGACAACAGGAGTCGTGACCGGCTTGAGCACCTATGCGGCAGCGTATGACCGGCAGTCAGCGGAGCGCGAGAACCGGAGCGCAGCAAGCCCAGCCACACAGCGTAGCGCCAATGAGGCGAAGGCACTTGACCTTCAGCGCGAAGTCGAGCGCGACGGCAACGCGTTCAGGTTCGTCGGCCACTTCAGCGAAGCCCCTGGGACGTCCGCCTTCGGCACGGCTGAACGCCCGGAGTTTGAGCGCCTGTTGAGCGAATGCCGCATGGGGCGCGTGAACACGATCATTGTTTACGACGTGTCGCGCTTCTCCCGGCTCGACGTCATGGACGCAATTCCTATCGTCACGGAATTGCTCACCCTGGGCGTGACGATCGTTTCCACTATGGAAGGCACCTTCCGTAAGGGCAACGTCATGGACTTGATTCACCTGATCATGCGTTTGGATCAGGCGCACAAGGAATCGTCAACGAAGTCGGCAAAGATCCTTGACACGAAGAACCTTGCCCGGGAACTGGGCGGGTACGTCGGCGGAAAGGCGCCTTACGGCTTCAAGCTTGTTCCGACCCCGGTTGAGATCACGCGCAATGGCAAGACCGACATTGTTGTGATTCAGAAGCTTGCTCACGCTGACCACAAGCTGACGGGCCCCTTCGAATATGAGCCGGACGTTATTCGTTGGTGGTGGGCGCAAATCAAGGCGCACAAACACCTTCCCTTCAAGCCGGGCAGCAACGCCGACGTCCACCCGGGCAGCATCACGGGACTGTGCAAGCGAATGGAGAATGACGGCGTGCCGACCCGGGGCGCCACAATCGGCAAGCGCACCGCTGTAAGCGCCTGGGACCCTGCCACGGTTAAGCGCATTCTCATGGACCCGCGCGTTGCCGGATACGCCGCTGAAGTGATCTACACGAAGAAGGCCGACGGCACGAACACAAGCAAAATCGCCGGTTACCGGATTCAGCGCGACCCCGTGACGCTCCGGCCGGTCATGCTCGACTGTGGCCCGATCATCGAGCCTGCCGAATGGCACGAACTTCAGGAATGGCTTCAGGGCAGGGGGCGCGGCAAGGGGCTTTCCCGGGGGCAAGCCGTTCTCTCCGCCATGGACACGCTCTTTTGCGAATGCGGCAACGTGATGACTTCGAAGAAGGGCGACATGCCCGTGAAGGACTCTTACCGCTGCCGTCGGCGCAAGCGCATTGAGGGGCAGCACGAAGGCGACTGCAACGTGTCTCAGGCGGCGTTGGACAAGTTCGTTGCTGGGCGCATCTTCGCGCGGCTCCGGCAGGCTGAGCACGACGAAGAGACGTTGGCCATGCTTTGGGAGGCAGCGCGCCGGTTCGGCAAGCTCACTGAGTCGCCTGAGAAGTCCGGTGAGCGGGCAAGCCTTGTCGCTGAGCGCGCCGACGCTATGAACGCCCTTGAAGAGCTGTACGAAGACCGTGCCGCCGGTTCCTACTCCGGGCCCGTCGGCAGGAAGCACTTCCGGAAGGCTGAGGCGGCGTTGACGCTCCGGCTTCAGGGTGCCGAAGAGCGACTGACTGAGCTTGAGGCAGCGGAAGCCCCGACACTCCCCCTTGACCAATGGTTCCCCGAAGACCCGGGTGCCGACCCGACCGGCCCGGGGTCATGGTGGGACGCTGCGAGCGTTGAGGACAAGCGCGCCTTCGTGAAGCTCTTCGTTGAGCGCGTTGAGGTGAAGAAGGCCGCGCGCTGGGCCGGTCAGTCGTACCCGATCGAAGAGCGTGCCTCAGTGACCTTCGTACGGCCGAAGGACGACGACGACGACGCCCAGGACGACGAAGCGGCGTAAGGCCCGGAGAAGGGCACTCAGGGGCCCGGACGGGCACAGCGGGAAGGGGTCGAGCCTTCGGGTTCGGCCCTTTTTTCGTGCCACCGTATCGTTAGTTAGTCTAACTAGTAGTTCCTTCGTCACGGCAGCGGGCAGGGGCAAGCCGTCTGACCTGGGGTGAGTGATGCTGTGACGTTGTGACTCATATTCAGGATTCACATAAGACTTCTCTAAGGGCAATCCCAGTTCGACGCCACTTCATCACAGCGTCACCGACGGGCTTCCGCGCTGAACCGTGATCAACCATCTGATATCAGGTCACCGACTCCCTTCATATAGGTAGAGGGGTGATTCTGCACCGCGCATCTAGTAGCGAAACGCAACGGCGCTTGAGTGCTCACCCTTCAGCCGGTCGTTCCCTTGACTCTCTCCCAGGGTTGAGCGACCGGCATTGCCCCCCTAGCTCAGTCTGGTTAGAGCACCTGTTTAGTAATCAGGGGGTCGGCGGTTCGAATCCGTCGGGGGGCCCGGAGCAAGGAAGGTAAGCGGGGCACGCACTCCCCGGGCGTCGGGTTTACGGCGCTTTCCTTGCAAGCGTTGGTAGCTCAATCGGAAGAGCGCCCCTACCCGGGTTCTGATACGGGGAGTATGCGGGTTCGAATCCCGCCCGATGCACCACACCCGCTATCCGCTAAAGCCCCTGAGTGGGCAATGCCACTGAACCGGTAAGGGATAGCGGGTGCGCCACTTCCTGACTACTCACGTGAGTACACGGGGGTAGGGGGTTGCTCGACATAGGGGGGTGTCCCCAGGAAGGGGGTACCCACCATGCGTACCCGCTGCCTTGAGTGTAGGGACTGGGCCACCCATGCGGGCAGGTGTGCTATCCACCATGCGCACTACAACGCACAGCGCAGCGTCAAGAGTCACAGCAAGCGGCGTGCTGCTATCGCACGTGGCAACAACGCTGCGGCAAAGCTGAGGCGCGCTATCCGTAAGGCAGTGGGCGCGCACTGTGCTACCTGCCTGGGTTGGTACCTGCCTAGTCAGCTCGACGTCGACCACATCAAGCCCCTTGCATTGGGTGGCGAAGATGTTGAAGACAACGTTCAGGCATTGTGCAAGCGATGCCATAAGACGAAGACGGCAATGGACTTCGGCAAGCGCCCCTTCTGATAGGGGAAGGCGCCCCGAAAGTTCAGACCGTTGCCTCTCAGCGATCCCGGCCCCAGCTCGGAAAACGCACGCTAGGTGTGACGCCGGACCCAGGCGCCCCCCAGCCCTTCGACCCTTGTGAACACTGGGCAAGCGGCCTTTCACCCCGCTGAGAATGGGTCAGTTAACGACCCGCTAAGGGGGTGCTAATGAGCCGCAGCAAAGCCCCGGAGCTTCGTACCGGCAACGCGAATTCTGCCGCCGACTCCGCTGCCCCCATCGTGTACGAGGGTCGAGCGCCCCGTGTCCCTTCGCACCTGAAGGCGACCGGCAAGGACGTATGGCGCAACGTGTGGTCAGCCGGAATGGGTGCCTACTCCCCTGAGACTGACCGCAACGTGATCCTTCGGTACTGCGAACTTCACGACCGGCGTGCCGACCTGTTGGCGCTGATCGAATCCGACGGCTTCATGTCTGAGGGTTACAACGGTCAGCCGGTCGCGCACCCGATGCTTCGTTACGTCGAGTCGACTGAGAAGGAATTGCGTTCCATCGAAACGGCGATTGGCTTCACTCCTGAGTCGCGCTTGCGCCTGGGCATTGTGGCCGCTGAGGCACGGAAGGTGTCCGCCGGTCCTGAAGACTTCTAGGGGGTGCCGTGACTGACTGGGTTGGAATTGATCCCGTCATTGCGCGGCACATTCCCGCTGACGCTCCCTTCCCGTCCGAAGGCTATCGGGTGGCGAAGTGGATTGAAGAGTTTTGCTACCTGACTGGGTCGTTCGCCGGTCAGCCGTTCCGGCTTCTTCCGTGGCAGCGTTCACTTCTGGTCGACGCGTACGAACTGACGCAAGACACCTTCGGGCGTTGGCGTCGGAAGCATCGGACCGTTGTCGTGTGCGTGGCGCGCAAGAACGGGAAGAGCACCATTGCCGCAGCGATCATGCTGTATCACCTGATTGCCGATCGTGGCGACACTCAGCGTCAGGTAATCGCCGCTGCCAATGACCGCAATCAGGCGCGCATGGTCTTTGACTCCGCGAAGCAAATGGTGAACGCAAGCCCGAAGCTTTCGGCTGTGTGCAACGTTCAGCGCGACGTGATCCGGTACAAGGACAACACTTACCGGGTCGTGTCGGCGGACGCCGGACGGCAGCAAGGTTTGAACCCTGCCGCTGTGTCGCTCGATGAGTACGCGTTCAGCAAGAACAGTGATCTGTTCGACGCGTTGACGCTCGGTTCCGCTGCCCGTAGTCAGCCCATGTTCTTGATTATCTCGACCGCTGGGCCCGACCCTGACGGCCCCTTTGCCGCACTGTGCGAGCAAGGTGAGCGCGTCAACTCCGGCGAAGCCGATGACCCGACGTTGTTCTATCGGTCATGGGGCCCGAAGCTGGGTGAGACGGTCGACCACCTTGACCCCGAAGTGTGGGCGCGCTGCAATCCGTCGTACGAGATTCTGAACCCGGACGACTTCAAGGCGGCAGCACAGCGGAGCACAGAAGCAAGCTTCCGAATCTACCGGCTTTCACAGTTCGTGCGTGGCGCGTCTACGTGGTTGCCGCATGGGCTTTGGGATTCGTTGGCCGACGCTGACGACCCGCTTGAGCCTGGGGACGAAGTTGTATTGGGCTTCGATGGGTCATGGAAGGGTGACAGCACAGCGCTTGTCGCCTGCCGTGTACGTGACCTGAAGGTGTTCGTCCTGGGTCACTGGGAAGCTCCGGCCGATGATGTGCATTGGCGCGTTCCCATGGCCGACGTGCGTGACGCCCTACACGAAGCGCTCGACGTCTACCGGGTGCGCAACCTTGTTGCTGACCCGTACCGCTGGGAAGAGACGCTAGACAATCTCGAAGCCGACGGCTTCCCGGTTGAAGCGTTCCCGACCAACTCACTGAAGCGCATGATTCCGGCGACTCAGGCTGTGTACGACGCGTGCCGTGACGGTCGGCTTTGCCACGACGGCAACCCGGCTCTTGCCCGGCACATCGGTAACGCCGTCCTGAAGGAAGACAAGAACGGCGCCCGGGTCACGAAGGAATACGCGGCAAGCCGTC